AGAGGGCTTTCGTTTTCTCGATTTCTTGCACTTTCCCAAATGAAAATATTTTGCACTTTATTATTGACAAAGTAAAAAACGTGTGGTATAATGATTATAGAAATTAAGAAAGAATATGTGCTGGCCTATCGGCAACGATGCAGAGGACAGTGATAAAAGGAAAGGAGAATGCTTTATGACATTTCACTCATTACTAGTAAATACAAGAGAGTCAGAGGAAATAACTGTATATACGGAGTACGAGGGAATAATCTTTAGTGCAACTATGACAGCAGGTGAATGGAGAGCGCAAAAGACAACAAAGCTGTTATTATCAACAGTGGAAGAGATTAGCGCAGGAATTAATAATATCAGAGTTACACTAGAAAGGAAGTGATTTTAATGAGAAAGCCAAACAACAACGGAGTGTATAACGTAATGTACACTAAGCAAGCAAACGGCTCCTACACTACAAGGGTGTCGATTCCTCAGTTTATGCTGAGGGAATTAGGCGTTTCACCACTCGACAAAAAGGTAAAAATTGAACGTGTTGAAAATGGAATCCTCATAAGAAAGGCGGTGTAACACATGGCAGTCAAAAAGACTAAACTACAAAGAGAGTACGCAAACGAGCGAAAAAAATATTTGGCTCGTGTTAGATACTACCAAAATTTGGGATATAATGTGGAACAGTTACCGTTATTAAAACAACCGAAAAGATCCTCTATTGAAAAATTAAGGCAACAGACAGGTTCGGCAATCAAACAAGCCCACGGAATTATAGATTTTGTCACAGGCGAATTAATAACAAACAAAAAAGAAAAACAAGCAACGCAAAGAAAAAACAAAGAATACATTGAAGAGTTAAAAAAGCAAGGTGAGGTGGCTAACGACATTGACATACTAGAGGAAAGGTGGAACGACCTTGTAAATAACTGCCACCCTAGAATTAGAGAATTAATAAGGGAACGTGGTGAGTTTTTAATGCGTAAGGATAAAACAGCGTTTTTATACGGCTTTAAGAAATACCCCGACATATACCCCGAACCTTTAGATTCCAGAGAAGAAGTTGTATTTTCAAAATTTAAAGAGATTCAAAACTTAATGCAATGGTTACCAACATCACCAGATTACATTAAGTTTATAGAAATAGTAACCGACAACATAGAAAAGGAATGATAGGCCGTGGCAAGACAAAAAGTGGTAACGTACTGGGCGGCAGATTTTGAGACTACTGTATGGGGCAAAGAAATAGAAAAAAATTTAGGTGAACAGACAAAAACAGAAGTTTGGGCGAGTGCTTGCGTACAGCTTTATGATAAAACTGAAACGGTGCATATCCACCACTCTATTAGAGATTTCATTGACTTTGTTTTATCACAAAAAGGTAACAACATTATATATTTCCACAACCTTGCTTTTGATGGGTCTTTTATTGTAGACTTTCTATTAAAAAACGGATTCACACATGTTCACGTTGAAAAAGATAAAGAAATGGTAAACGGAGATTTTCAAACTAGCATATCAGATATGGGGAGTTGGTACACAATGAAAATTAAAAAATATAATCGCATAGTTGAAATAAGAAACAGCTTGAAACTGATTCCGACATCACTTGAAGCAATGGGGAAAGCCTTTAACACGAAACACCGCAAGCTGTCTATGGAATATGAGGGCTTGCGTTACGCATACTGCAACATAACGGACGAGGAAAAAGCGTACATAAAAAACGACGTTTTAGTCTTAAAAGAAGCACTTGAAAAAATGTTTGACGAGGGGCATAGCAAACTGACAATCGGGTCTTGTTGCATGCACGAGTTTAAAAACACATACGATAAAAAAGATTACGAAAGCCTATTCCCCGATTTAAGGGAAGTAGATTTTCCGTGTTATATGAACGCATGGGAATATGTGCATAAAAGCTACGCTGGGGGTTGGTGTTATGTCAACCCGATATATGCAAGCAAACTTGTAAAAAATGGTGTAGTATATGACGTTAATAGTTTATATCCCTCTATGATGTCTAGTGAGTCGGGGAATTATTACCCAGTAGGCAAACCACAGTATTTTGTAGGCGAACCCGACAAAAAATTAGATGATTTAACAAAATATTATTATTTTGCAAGATTTAAGTGTCGATTTAAACTAAAAGAAAATGCTTTGCCATGGGTGCATATAAGAGGAAGTTGGCTATATAAAGCAAACGAAAATCTAACAACGACAGACGTTAGAGTAAAAGGAAAATATTATAGATATTATAATGACGATGGGGTGATAAAAGACACAACAACAACTATAACAATGACATGTGTAGATTTAAAGTTATTTTTTGACACATACGATGTATACAACTTTGAGTGGATAGACGGATGCTATTTCCATAGCCTTAAAGGAATTTTTGACGAGTACATAAATTTATATCGAGAAATGAAAGAGAATAACACTGGTTTCCTTAGAACACTCGCCAAATTATTTTTAAACAATTTATATGGCAGGCTTGCAAGCTCTGACAATTCATCGTATAAAGAACCTTATTTAGACGAAAACGGTATTGTAAAGTTTAAGTTGCACGATGAACACAACAAGCAGGTCGGCTATATCCCTTGCGGTAGTGCGATAACTTCATACGCACGAAACTTTACAATAAGACACGCACTGGCAAACGTAGACAGATTTTGCTATGCGGATACTGATTCTATCCATCTAGTAGGACAAGATCCCGCCAACATGGTGGTAGAGCACAACACAGCTTTTTGCTGTTGGAAACAAGAATGTATGTTCGATGAAGCATATTATTTAAGACAAAAAGTTTATGCAGAGCACGTTATAGCAGAAAACCATATTCCAGTAGAAAAACCTTACTTAGACTTAAAGTGTGCAGGAATGGGAAAAGGTGCAAAAGAAGCATTTATTGAACGTGGTTACAAAATAACAGACTTAGAAATCGGCTTGCAGTTAGAGGGCTGTAACCTAAAAGCAACTCGAATAGAGGGCGGAATATTACTAAAAAATAAAACCTTTAATTTGCGAAAATCTGTTGACAAAAAAGTCACAGTGTGATATTATATACTTGTAAGGAAAACAAGAACAGAAAGGAGAACACAATGACAAGAAGTATTATCACAGCCGTTGTAACATTCGACATTTTTAGAAAAAGTGAAAACGGCATTGAAACAGAAACATTAGAGCAGAAAATCGTGAAATGCGATTCTAAAGAAAAAGCCGAAATGATTCTTTCTAAAGATCACAAGAATGCTTTAATCGACATTAAAAGCATTCAGTTTATCAAAACAGTTAGAAAAATCACAGAAGAAGACTTCATACAGCATTCAATGATTGTAAGTGAAGAAATCGTTGAAATGTAGTAAAAAATGAAAAGGTATAGGAAAAGGAGAAATAAAGAAAATGGCATACAAAGCAAAAGTAGTAAAAGCAACTAAAGAGATTAGCGCAAGAGAAAAAATCAGAGTAAAAAATTTCAGTGACTTTATTCAGTTAGATGAAGCAACAGAGGTCGACCCGGTTTTAATCGACATTGACTATGTAGCAACAGTCCACGTTGAAAATGATAAGTCAGACAATCCAGAGTATGATAAGCAGGTATACATTGACAAGAACGGACAAGGTTATGTGTCGGGTTCCGAAACACTGTTTAGGCAGTTTGAAGACATTTATGACGAGATGTTAGACGAGGGTCTTGAAGACGAAATCACAATCAAAGTGTATAAGGCGCCGTCTAAAAACTTTAAAGGGAAATGCTTCCTTACTTGCAATTTAGTATAAATTTTCAACCCCACGCATTGTGGGGTTTTTATAATAGAGGTGAAAATGAGTAAATACTATGACGGGAATTACTTGCTATCCCTAAAAGATAGGAATAGAGAGTTGCCCGAAATATATATAACAGAGGGCAACAGAACGGCAGGAAAATCTGTTTTTTACAAAAGGCATTTGATAAACTACTATTTAAAGCACGATGATGTAAACAAGTTTATTGTTATATATCGTTGCAAAACAGACTTGTCAAATTGTGCAGACGCATTTTTTAGAGATATTGGAAGAATTTTTTACAACGGTCACAATATGACAGAAAAAACTTTATTAAACGGAACCGTTATTGCTTTGCTTTTAGATGGCAACATTTGTGGGTATTGTGTACCACTGTCAATGTCGTCCAAATTAAAAAGGTACTCTGCAATGTTTGTAGATGTTAAACACATTTTTTTCGACGAGTACCAAGAGGAAAACAATAAATACTTGCCAGACGAGGTTGGTAAACTAATGTCGATACACACAACAGTTGCAAGGGGTGACGGAGAACAGAGAAGAAGAGTACCCATATATATGGTCTCCAACACCGTTAGCATTTTAAATCCTTATAACAACGCATTAGGTATCAATAAAATGTTAAAAAAAGAAACAAAATATTTAAAGGGTGACGGTTGGGTGTATGAAAGGACATGGAACGAGAGCGCAAGCGAAGCGATTAAAAAATCGGGCGTATCTAAAGCTTTTGCAAAATCCAGCTATATAAAATACGCAAGCGAAAACGTGTATCTTAACGACAACCTTGCACTAATTGAAAAACCTAGCGGTGTAAGCGAATACTACTTGTCAATATTGTACAATGGAATATGGTATAACGCTAGAAGATACGCAAGCATTATGTATATATCAAAAGGTTACGACAAAACATTCCCGATTAAAGTATGTTTTAACGTAAACGATGTTTTAGACGATAGAATTAGCATGATTAATAATAGTGGATATATTGTACAAGCATTACGAAAGTATTTTGAATGTGGTTGTATGAGGTTCGCTGATTTAGAATGTAAGAACATGGCTTTTGATATGCTATCATATATTTAGCACAATGTTTCATGTGAAACATTGAGAAAGGAGAAAAAAAATAACATGTTAAAAAAAGAAATCGCAGTACAATTATTTGAGCATTTATGCTCGCATGATTGGCACGGATACACACAAGGTAACAGATGGGGTGACGGTGAGGGAACGTGTGACATCACAATAAACGGGAAGGTATACAAGGTAGAGCAAGGCGACAGAGATTGTAGCAGTGGAATTATATCCGCTTTTGAGTCGGCTGGAATTTCTTGTGGTGGGGCAACTTACACAGGAAACATGCGAGAAAAAATGTGTTCCACTGGCAATTTTGTTTGGCATCCTATGAGCACAGGTTTTGTTGCAAAAAGGGGTGACATTTACTTAAACGAAGCTAATCACACCGCATTATGTGTATCAGACGTCCCCGACTTATTAGCAGAGTTTTCCATATCTGAAAACGGTGGAATCTACGGTGTAGCAGGCGACCAAACTGGCTATGAGTCAGTAACGAATAGGGCATACTACAACTTTCCATGGGACGGTATACTGGAGTGCGTGTGCAAAGATACAGACGAGGTAGGTGGAAATACCGAAACAACAATCACACCGCAAGGAAAAAAGAAAATTAAGGGAACATTTGAAATAACACTTGACTAGCAATAAAATTTGTGCTATATTATACATGTCCCCTTAAAGAATGCGAGCATGACATTTAGCAACGTACACAAAAAGCAGGAAGCTTGTGCTAAATGATGGACTTGTACCCCCTTGTAAGCTTCTTAAAGGTTACGGCACAGAGCAAGAATTTTTTTATTCTTGCTCTATTTTATTGTTGACAAGATTAAAAAAATACGGTATAATAACAAGTGAAAGGAGAAAAGCACATGGAAAACATTATTTTTCTGATTCAAAATTTTGGGGTTTCCGTAGTTGTAGCAGGTGCGTGCATGTGGTATGTTTATCACCGAGAAAAAGCAAATGACGATAAAGTGTCTGCAATCACAACCGCACACGCAGACGAAATTACAAACTTGAGGGAGCAGCACAAAGAAGATCTTGACAAAATGACAGAAGCAATCACAAATAACACAGCGGTTATTGCGGAATTGACAGGGTACTTGAAAGGTAAGAACGAGGTAAACTAAGATGGCGTGGATTGTAAGGGAGAACCCTTTTAACCTAACACAAGAGGAAATGTTAAACAATGCGAACGAAGAAATCGCTTTTTTGTTGTCACTGGGTACTGGGTGGACACCCGAAGCAATCTGTGGCATGTTAGGAAACCAACAACACGAAAGTAACATAAACCCAGGTGCGTGGGAGTCTAATTTAGTTGGAAATCTGTCGGGGGGTTTTGGGTTGGTGCAGTGGACACCCGCAAGCAAATACATTAATTGGGCAAGTCAACACGGCTATAACAGATTAGACCCTGTCGGGCAAATGATTTGGATTGACGAAGAGACAAGCGCAACTGGACAGTGGATTCCAACAGCTAGTTACCCTTTATCGTGGGAGGATTTCAAATTGTCAACAGAGTCACCCGAATATTTAGCGGAAGCTTTTTTGTACAATTTTGAAAGACCCCTAGACCCTTTAGCAACAGTGCAGAGCAGAAGAGAAGCTTCACGGTATTATTATAACAACTGCACATTTGAGGGTGGAACATGATTTAAAGAGCCACGTCTGACAGACGTAGGAATGCAAGGCAGTAAATACTGGTACTCTGAAAACCCTTTTGCACAAGCAGGATACGGGTTGCCGAATTGTACATGCTACGCATGGGGTAGAAGATACGAGATTGAGGGAAAACCTCCTGCCACATCTTTAGGGAATGCTGATACATGGTACGATTTTGCTGTTGCAAACAATCAAAAAGTTGGTGATAAACCCGAATTAGGTGCAATCATGGTGTGGAAATATAGTGGAAGCCACGCAGGTGACGGAGGGCACGTTGCCATAGTTGAAGAAATACGAGAAGACGGTACGATTATCACATCAAACTCAGCATACGGTGGAGCATATTTTTACACGCAAGAATTAAAACCCCCATATGAATGGAGTGCTTACACAATTTTCGAAGGCTTTATTTATTTATCGTGTCGAGGTGGCGGTGGAAGACCGCCAAAACCCCCACACAAACAGAAAAAGAAAAATAATTTTTGGATGTACTTATTCCCTTAAATCTATTTTATCACTTTTGACGAAAAATGTTTAACGTGAAACATTAAGAAAGGAGAAAAAACAATGACGGTAAAAGAAGCTTTATCAGAATTATTAGACTCTGTAGACATCGCAGAGCACGAAGAAGCAATCGCAACTATCACAGAGTCAATCAACGCTGATGTGGACACTGGCTATAAAGCAAAATATGAGGAATTATACAAAAAATACAAAGAGAGATTCCTCGATATGCTAGACGACGAAAAAGAAGATGAAAATGTGGAAATTGAAGAAGAGGAAGAAAGAGTTACGTTTGAGGATTTAACATTTGACGGCGAAACAGAGTAGAAAGGAGAACACAAAAATGGCTGTAGCAAACAATTTGAATATTTTAAAAGCAGCTAGGGAAGAATTGTCTTTAGAAGCGCAGGCAAGAATCAGCCCTATCACATCTGACAATTTGCAAAAAGTGTATGACGATATGCTTAGATTTAAAGCTACAAGAAATAGCTTAGTACCGAGCATGATTGAGAAAATCGGCATGCAGACTGTGGAAAGTATGGCATGGAGAAACCCGTTTAACATCGCAAAGAAAGACCCTATGAGGTACGGTCGAACAGACGAAGAAACGTATATTAATTTTGCCAAAGGAAAGCACTTTAATCCTAGGGATAACTATGAAAATGCTTTTCAGATTTATCAGTCTTATATTATGTCGGTATTCCACCGTGTAAATTTTGAAGAGCAGTACCCTGTTACGGTATCTTATGATAACCTCAGAACAGCATTCCAGTCCGAGTTTGGTATTAGAGATATGATTAGCGCAAAACTTGAGAGCGCAATCAGCGGGTATAACTGGGATGAGTATAAGGCAACAGTTGGATTGATTGATACTGGTTACGACAAGGAGGTATTGCCAGCTATCACAGTTAAACCTGTTGTAAATCAAGAAACAGCGGACGAGTTGCTGACAATTATTAAGTCAAAAATCGGTAAATTTGCGTTCCCGCTTCCCGAAAACAATATTGCAGGTGCAACATCATTCTCAGCGCCAACAGAATTACTTTGGATTACGACACCCGAAACAGACTCAGTGCTTTCAGTGCGCTCTTTAGCTTACATGTTTGACAACGAAAAAGCTGACATTCGTGTGCACAAAGTAATCGTTGATAAATTTGAGCATGCAGGAATCCAAGGTGTTCTTGCAGATTTACGCTTCTTTAGAATCCGTGAGCAGTTTAAGGAAATGAGCGAACAGAACCTTGCTACATCTTTAAACTGGAATTATTTCTTGACAGTTGTTGAGCAGATTTCCGCATCACCTTTTTACCCTATTTGTGTATTTACAACAGACACGGTTGTTAAAAAAGGGTATACAATCACATCGGAAGATGGAACATATAAACAAGGTGAAGACGTTTCTGTTGAGTACACTTTGACTGGAGGAAGTGGAACCTATCACGAAAAACTTGTTGATGTTTCTATTCAGTCGGGAGCTGTTTCGGCTGATACATACGTTGTAGAGGGCACAAACATTATCCACTTTGGTGACAACGAAACTGGCACAGTTGTTGTAAAACTAACAAGCCGTGTTGATTCCAGTATCACAAAAACGGTCAATTACACTAAGGGGCTGTAGAAAAAATGATTAATTTACCAAGCCAAGGCTCAGTTGTGGGAAGAAATCCCACAACTGAAATCAGATTTTATAGTGGTGTGCCGTGGGATAATAGGTACACGCATGTAAGACTATACGACAGTTACAATCAATTATTACAGTCTTTGTCAAAGTGGGACGTTACAAGCAGATTATCACTCAATAAAGAATATGCCCCAGTAAGAGTTGGCGAATTAGAGGTAAAGATACCTCTCAATGAGATTCAAGCGCTTGATATAAATTATATGGCTTTTAAAAACCCTAATGCAACGGAATTTACTTTCTGTTTTGTGACAGCGATTGAATGGTTATCGTACAATTCCACAAGAATAAGGCTTGAATTAGATATTTTTCAGAACAATTTTTACAAATGTCAAATGAAGCCTTGCTTTGTAGAACGTGAACACGTTACGAAAAGTGAAGACGGATACGGTGTAAATGTGATACCCGAATCTATCGACTGTGGAGAGTTGCGTTGCAATAAAACCGAAAAAACCGACTTTGGCCTAAGCACGATTGTTTTGCTGACAACTGAGGGACTAGATAGCAAGGACGTACAAGGGTTTATGGACGGCGGTGTGTACCAAGGCGCAAGTCAAACCATCATAAATCAAGATGAGGGGTATGAAGCTATGGCAGGGCTAGCGTCAACTTTAATCAATCAGTACAACCAAAAAGGTAAAATTGACGCAATTATAAATGTATATATGTCTTGTGCTATATGCAATGACCATCAAGACCATGATATAATGATTAACACAAATGGTGCGTTCGAGGGATACGTCCCGCATAACAACAAGTTATATACTTATCCATTTTGTTACGTTCTAGCTGACAACAACCTCGGAAAGACTGGTATTTTTAAGTTTGAGCTATCAAATAAAAAAGATAATAATATCTATTTCAGCGTGAGGGGGAGCCAGTCGCCTACACCGCTCGTCATGTTGCGACCAAAAGACTACAACGGGCTTGATGGTGTAAGCTATTTGGAGTCATTGTCTTATGACGGATTCCCTCAGTGCATGTGGAAATCTGACGTAGCTAGTGCATGGATTGCTCAAAATAAAAACACGTTAGCACTTGCAACGTTTAACGCAAAAATGAGTCCAGTTGCTAGTGGACTTAGTGGGCTTGCTAGTGGTGGGATTTTAGGTGGAATAGGTGGAGTTGTTAGCGGAGCCGTAAAAGGTTTTAGTGATATAACTAATCTTTATGCACAGCAAAAAGACCGAGAAATTGAGCCACCACAAGTACACGGAAATGTTACCAACACCAATGCCAATTTTGCTTTTGATAGACAAGGATTTAATTTATACCTTATGTCCTCTAGTGCAGAGGTCGCCCGAAGCATAGACAGCTATTTTGATATGTACGGGTATGCAACAAAGAGGGTCAAACAGCCTAACTTAAAAGGTAGGGCTAGTTGGAATTTTGTAAAAACATTAGATTGCGGTATCAGTGGCAACGCAGACCTCGCACAGCTGGCACAGCTTAGAACGATTTTCGACAATGGTGTGACTCTGTGGCATACGGACGACGTTGGAAACTACGGACTCGACAACAGCTAAAAAAAGAAAGGAGTGATGTTAATGCGCCACCCATTTAGGGTGTTCGAAGATAACAAAATCGTGTTATCAGACTACACGGAATTTTACTTTTTTAATAAATTAAAGTCTTTAGCTTGCGGAAGATTTGCTTATAACGGTTTACCTAAAGAAATTGAAACTTTTTACATTGAGCAAGCGTTATTTTATAACGGTAAAGGTGTATTGTTTAAAGACGATGTATTAAACCGTTTTGCGTTTATGAAAGTAACCCTATCGGGAGAAATTGATATTTACAACACACCTATGGAAAGGCAGGCTTTTGCCGTCACAGGATACCTAAAAACGTACAATAAAAACAATAGCGTTTTAATTAAAAACAATCCCGACTCAATGCCGTCCGCATATATTTGTAAGTTTTATGCAAAACGCCTCGCTGAAATATGGCGCACTATTGGTGTAAACTTGCGAGCAATGCGAACGCCTGTTGTCATTGCTTCCCCCGACGACATGCTTTTAACGTACCAAAATCTAGGTGAACAACTGGACAATAATGTTCCAGTGATTAAGGTTAGAGATACAGTAGATTTAGACAGAATCAAATGTTTAGACTTAGGTGCGAAAAGCTATTTGCGAGAGTTGGAAGAAGAATTTGTTAGAGTTAAGTGCCAAGCTTTAACAGATTTAGGAATTGATAATAGCGCAGTAGAGAAGCCCGAACGGCTTGTGTCATCGGAAACAGACGGCAATAACGGTGAGATAGCATTGCATAGAGCAACAGAGTTAGCAACAAGAGAAAGAGCAGTTGAAGCTTTTAACAGAATGTACGGCTTTAACGCAACAGTAAATTACCGTGAATTAGACATCAAAGCTTTTTTGAGAGAGGGGGTTGGGGAAAATGACTAAGTATACAGTAAGAGTGTGTGATATTTTAAAATCGTTTTCATACCCTAACACCAATGTGAGGTTTGACGAGATAATCAAAAATGGAAAGGAAATTTTTTTTGATTTTGAATTTCCGTGGTATTCCGAGGAAAATGTTGGACTTGATGAATTTAAAACACTTTTTTTGGAAACGTACTACATGCATCAAATTGGCTTTGAAACGTATGAGATTTTTCAGCTGAATCTGTCGAAAACTCTTAAGGCAGTAATGAATGTATACGCAGAAAAGTATAAAATTGTGTCAAAAAATATTGACTACTTGTCGACACATAATATAGTAGATAAAGAGGTCACTCAAGATAACTCTGTTTCCACGTCGACTACAAATGGCGCTACTATTAGTAGAGGTAAAACTGACACACAAGATATAAACAGTGATAACCCAAATATTACAATACAAACGCAAGACTACGCTAGCACTATGAGCAGGGGGGAAAGCGAAAGTAGTAACGAGGTAACTGTTAATAACAAGACGGTTAGTGATAACGCTAATAGCGGTGACAGAGTAAAAACGACAATCGGGTATGCGGGTGTGTCACCCGCTAAACTGGTGGCAGAGTTTAAGGAAAACATTATAAATATCAACACAGAAATTGTTAAAGAGTGTGAGAAACTTTTTATAGGTCTATGGTAGGAGGAAAAAATCATGGTAAAAAATGAAAATATTGACAACATTATTTTTGACTTAATAAATTGGGGCAAATGTCACGGCTTTGCATGTCAAAGTGTATATGATACATGTCACGGTACAAGCTTGCAGGAGCAAATATATTACTTAATGGGTGTTGTTAAAACACTCGCAGAAAACACAAAAGGTGTTATTGATGCTACTAACGATATTGACAAAAAATTTGATGGGCTGAAAGATTTTGTTGACAACTATTTTAAAAATTTAGATGTGCAGGAAGAAATAAACAAAAAAATTGACGAAATGGTTGCTGACGGATCTATTTATACTCACATACATACTGGCATCTTTGGCAAAATGTTAAACATTATTGAGTTAGGTGGAAAAAATGACGGAACGGTGGATATTTCGGACATTGTAAACGAGAACACACAAAAAGGTGTGATTTTCTTCCCTGCGGGGGTTTATAAAGTAAGCAAGCCCCTTGTTTTATATAACTCAATTATCGGTGCAGGTAGTAGTGCACACAGGTCAAAAGACGGAACAACAACACTGGTGAGCGAAATTGAGGGGCAAATGCTTATTAATGTGAGTAATGGCGGGTACAGTTTGGAGATAAAAGGTTTTATGTTTAAATTAAACGGCTCAGAAATTGCTTGTATTAATAGTGAAAGTACGTTTAAGTGGGCGCACCTTAAGCTGTTTGATTTGTGTATCACGAATGTGTCACACAATGGTGTGCGTGTCCGAAACAAATATGATGTGTCAAGATATTTGGTGTGTGAAAATGTCACAATTTGGGGAACGGACGTAATTGCAGACGATTCTTACGGCTTTAATCTCTCAAATACATCAGACAGTGTTATCGAAAATGTCAATATTTTAGGTTGTAAGACTGGAATTTACACAGAGAGTCTGCTCACTGGTGATGCTATTCATATTTGGTGCGGTAGAATTGCAGGGGGGCAAACTGCTGAATGGCACAATAAAACTAGAGGGTTGTATGCTAAAGAGTTTTGCAATTTTAACAGATTTTATACCGACACTTGTAAGACACATATTGTTTTAGAAGATAAATTCATGGTAACGATTTCTAACTACATGTGTATTAATGAACCTAACTTCCCCGAATTTGCAATCACTAATACTGATAGAAGAGGGTCTATAATTGTAGACAATCTTACGTTGTCAATTTACGAGGAAACCGTACTGCAAGATAGCATTGATTATAAGGATTCTTTTTTCTATACTTATTCAGACTATGTACCTAATTGCAATCACTTACCTTTACTTACGCAGGCAGAAACAATTTTTACACAAAAAAATATGTTTTGTGAATTTTCAAAGTTGTGGGCGAGGTACGGTGGATACGCAGAAATCCTTGTTTCAGATGATGCAGGGAATTGTGTAAAGATTACTAACACAGTATTGAACCCTAAGAAGACAGCTATACAAGGAGACATTGATATTTACTATGAAAAAAATGGGTATAACTATTCATTCTTTGTTAAAGGTAGCGCATATAACTCTGTAAGAGTTACCCCTATTGCAAACTATACTGGTAATACCTATTTTAATTCTTTGACTAGGTTCAAACCTTTGAGACGGAATTATACCCCTAGAGTTTTAAGTGAGCAAGGAACATTGGTTAAATTAAATTAAAAAAGGTGGGATATCCCACCTTTTTTTATTTTACAACAATTTTGTAAAGTGCCTTGTTGATTTGAATTTCTAAGTTATTTCTTGTTCGAAGAATGTAGTTATTCTGCTCTTCAATGTATGTTATTTCAACAATGTCTGTTCTTTCGTCAAGTCTAATTCTTGTTAATCTGTCAATTATTACTATGTGCATTTTTTAATCTCCTTTTAAAATATTGGTATACGTCCTCTTGATATGGTTTACGCTTGAATGCTTCTGTTGAATTATCTGTCGTTTGTGTTTTTTCGCATTTTGCATAGAATGCAGTGTTGTCTAATGCTATATGGTGTGGCTTACGTCTTTTATCCATCATAAGCATAAGCCAAACTCCTTTTTTAATATGTTGTCTTCAAAGTCTGTGTCGTATTCACAGTACCGTCTGATGAATGTTTCGTTTGAGCAAGGTGCTAATTCAAAGTGTACCCTCTCTCTAATTTCGTCGTTCATGTGTGAAGCAATGGCTTCCATTGTGTTGTTAGTGATGTTCATGCTCATTGTTTTTACTTCCTTTCTTAATTTATATTGATGACTTCAACCGATATACCTGCTTCTTGACCTCTAATTCCGACAACTCTGTATGCTAATACTTTGTTATACTTATCAGATAGCCAACAACTACAAGTTTGAGTTTTATTAAACATTGTTCCACAGATATTTACTTGCACAGTGACAACTACGTCATAATCTGTTCTGAATAGTAACTCATATAGTGTCATAACATAACTCCTTTCTTAATTTCTATAATTATTATACCACACGTTTTTTACTTTGTCAATAATAAAGTGCAAAATATTTTCATTTGGGAAAGTGCAAGAAATCGAGAAAACGAAAGCCCTCT